CAAAGGTTGCCTTTTCCACATGAGTTACCCCTGTTGGACTTAGGTTAGCTACGTAATCAACTCCACTTTGCTCGAACCACATTTGGCTCATGTCAGGTGTTACTTCTTTAATTAGAGGAGAACTGAATCCCTTTTCTAACAAACCTTGTACCCAAGTTTTTGATAGAGTCAGTTCATTCTTAGACCTAGCCTCTGCATATTCATCTATGTCTCGTTCTTCATCAGGTGACTTGTCATGCCAATCAGGAGTCTTTCCCCCTGTCCTACCTTTAAACTTTCGTTGTGATGGTGGAATATAAGCATTTTGAATAACATCAGGTTCACCTAATTCATCGACCCCTAATCCTTCTTCTCCTTCTTCACCACCTTCTCCTTGAGCCATTTCAGCTTGTTGTTGTTCCATCTCTTGTTGTTGAGCCATTTGTTCCATTTGGTCTTTTTGTTGTTGAATACCCATAGCCATTTGTTCTGCTTGCATTTGAGCAGTAGGTACAGGTTCTCCACTAACAACAAAGTCAGCTTCCCATAGTGGAACATCTTGTTCTTTCAGTTTTACATCAAACCCTAATTGAGAGAACTGATTAGCAATTTGTATTTTCTGTTGTGCAAATGTTAATCTAGTGTTTTCTGCTTTTTCTTCTGGTTGAGGTAACTGAATATTATAATCAGTTATACCGAAAGCATCTAATAATTGTGGGAATACTTTCTCGTGAAATAATCTTTGGTCGCCCTCAACTACTCTACTCATAACTACTAGTTGTTGAGTTTGTGTTGATAAACCACCAAATGCTTCAGGAGCTCCTTGCCATGCTGGAGTAACTCCCCACATTGCTGCAACTCTTTCCCTAATTTCATCTTTAACAGGAAGGTAATCCATTTCATTAAGACTATGGAATAACCTAACCATATCTACTCTACCTCTTTGGTTTCTAGCAGACACAGCTACCATTGGTATATAGTTAGGGTCTAATCTTGTTTGTGCTGCAATATGTTCTCTTTCTCTACGTAATGACTCTGGGTCATCAGTAGTTACCATTAACATACTAGCGGGCATCTTTCTTTCATAAAAATATCTATATAGGTTTTTATCCATACCTACTAGAGTTAATGCCTTTTCAAAAATTGTTAAAACAGGTGACCATCCATAAGTTTCTGATGGAGAGAATTTACTTAAGTGAATAATTTCTTTATCAGAGAAATACATATGTTTACTTCTGTGATAATACTTATACATTGCAGGTACAAGGTCTACATTACAACCATCTTTTTCACATTTTCCTGCTGTATCTTGAATCACTTCTCTATCAATAGGACAGATAAAGTGTGCATTTTTTGGTAACCCTGCTTGGTCTAAATCAAATTCTACCAATGCTGGATTTAATCTTCGTATTTCTTGAAGTCTAGATGAAACAGTTCCATCTCCATTATCTTTATATTCTTTCGCCAAATATAAAAATCCATCATCTAATGTATTTACATCATAATGGAATTGTCTTAAGACTTCTTCTAGTGATTGGTCAAAAACATTACAGTCTTTAATCCAATTAGTAATTAATTCTTTTTGTTCTTTATCAGGATTTTCTTTATTGGGGATTAATTCAATGCCTCGTCTAAATACTTCCCCTGTAATGTGAGAAACAGGACCTCGAATTTCTTCGACAGACATTGTAATAGTTTGTAAATCTTGCACCAATTGTTGGCGATATGCCATTTGGTGTCTTACCCAAGTATTTACTATTTGGTCAAGACCAATAGTTTGAGCTCTACCCACATCCCCCTGAGCTTTCATAACATCTAGTAGACTTATTTGTTTATTTAAGTCTGCCATCTGTTGTTGCATTTGGGGAACTTGAGGCAGATAATCTGATAATTTCATACTTATTCCCTACTAAGTTTAGTCATGTCTTGCATACCTGCTAATTTTAATATTGAAGACATAGCTTTTTCTTTTAATATAGCCTCTTCTGATTTTAAACTTTGAGATTCAATTACCTCAGTTTGCTTTTGTTTTTGGTCTTCTAGTTGTTTTTTCAAGTCTATAATTTCATCTTCCTTTAAAACTAACTGTGCTTCAAGTTCTTCGTCTTGACTAAAGTTTACATTAGACAAAACTCCTTGAGCTCCAGCTTCTTTTATTAAAGCAATGAACTGACCTTCTGATAAACACACAACCGCAGCACTATCATCACTTATATCGTCATCAGCATCCATGGATTTCAATTCTTCGTGCCAAGTATCTAGAATTCTCCAAGTACCTTTGTCGTCTTTCGCTGCTACGTATTGCTGTTCTGAGCCTGAAAGTATATTTCCTATTGCCATAAAATGACTCCTTTTCTTGTTCTATCTTTATATTATACTAAAGTTTTTATAATTACCTAAGCAATTAAACATTTACTAGAACCACAGTTCTTACAAGTCTCACACCCACTCTCATTTACTATGTTAGGTGAATCACAACATTCTTCTACTGTCTCTAGTATTTTTTCTTCTATGTTAAAACCATCCATAACTAGTTGTTCTGCTTCTTCTGCATTACCTTTAACTAGTACTTCTTTCTCCCTTGAACCTGCCCTATAGACAGTAATACCCTTACATCGTTCTTTCCATGCCAACATATAAGCATTCTCTACATCTTCAATAGTAGCAGAGTTTGCAAAGTTAATTGTCTTGGATATTCCTGAATCACAATTCTTTTGAAATGCTGATTGCATTAATACGTGAGCTTTAGGAGAAATTGAAGGTGCAGTTCTATATACATCTTTCGCCCAATCAGGCACTTGTGGTGCACTAGCTAAAGAACCACCCTCAGCTAAATAATCCATCAAGTCTTCAGAATAAAACCCATGCTTTTTAGCATCTGCTTCAAAATATTTGTTTACGTAGTTTAGTGTCTTGCCTTCAAGAATGTTTTGTTTCTTCCAAGCCAATGCAAATGTAGGTTCAATACCACTAGATGTGTCAGCTATCATTGATATTGTTCCTGTAGGTGCTACAGTAAGTCTACAGTGATTTCTAAATTGTTCGGTCTCTCTATCGTAATTACTGTTCTCCCATGCTGGAAAAACACCTCTCTTAACGGCTAAGTCTAAGGATTCTTGGTCAGCTACCTCTCGAATTTTATGCATCAATTTGCTACCAATTTCTCTTGCTAGTTTAGACTTATAAGGAACTTGCATTTGAATCAACAAATCTGCAAAGCCCATTACACCTAAACCAATCTTTCTAGTTGATTTAGTCATTTGCTCTATTTCAGGAGTAGCATACTTATTAGCATCTATAACATTGTCTAAGAAATGAACAGATGTTTGTATCACATGCTCTAATCTAGACCAGTCTATTTTCTCTTGCCACCCATGAGTAGGCCCATCTGACCTTTGATAGAACTTGGCTAGATTGATAGACCCTAAGTTACAAGACTCATTACCTAGTAGCGGTTGCTCACCACATGGGTTTGTAGCAATCATTTCACCATAAGTATCTATTACATGATTATCTTTATTTACTTGGTCAAGGAAAATCATTCCGGGTTCACCATTTTTCCACGCCCCATGAACAATCTTGTTAAATACTTCACGTGCACTAAGAGTTCCCACAACTTCATTGCTTTTAGGGTTAATTAAATTGTAATCCATATTGCCTTCTACGGCTTTCATGAAATTAGAATCAACTCCGACTGAAATATTAAAGTTATGTATATCACCTTCTTTTGATTTACATTCAATAAATTCTAAAATGTCTGGGTGGTAAATTGACATCACTGCCATATTCGCTCCATCTCTTTTACCGCCCTGAGTTATCATAGAAGATACTCGTGAAAGAGTCTTTAGAACCTCGATTGGACCACAGGCAATACCATGAGTAGATTGAATTTTATCCCCTCTAGGTCTTAACTTAGACAAAGAAAATCCAGTACCTCCACCAAATTTCTGTACCATAGCCGCATCGTGAGAAGCTTTCATTATCCCTTCCATACTATCTTCTAAAGGCAATACAAAACAAGCAGACAGTGTCCCTTGTTCAGTACCAGCATTCATCAAAGTAGGGGAATTTGGCACAAACTCTAAGTTCTTCATCATTGTAAAAAAATCTTGCTCAGTTAAAGTTGTTTCAACCGGTAAAGTAATATAGTCAGAATCAATAGATGCTATTGCTTTAGCAACACGTCTAAATAAATCTGTTGGAGATTCAATGATTTTAGAGTCGGTATTTTTTAATAAATACCTGTGTTCCAAGATAACGTTTGCTTGGTCTGATAATTCTACTAAATCTGATGCTTCTTGTTGTGTTATTTCTGTCGTCATGGAACTAAGGTCCTCCTTCTTATTATTTTTATTTTATTTCTTACTTTCTATACCCACAGTATAAACATAATCCTCTTTCTGGAACCCAGAAATTAGAACTGCAAACTGCTTCTTTACACTGTGGATTTGGTGCTAGAGACGCTCGTTCCATAGGATTAACAGGTTCCATCTTCAATGGATTTTGCTGTTGTTCCTTACTGATACCTTTCATATCGTCCTGCATCATTCTCCGACTTTCCGGGG